ACTGGAAAGGGGGAACTCCAAGAGTACCAGGAAAAGCTTAAGATATTATCAAAAAATGGGATCGCAGGCTTCGCAGCGAACAGAGAGGCTTCGCCTCTCTGACGTCTAGAACATAAGCCCCAGTGATGGGTCCTGTGAATAATTAGTTACCGTCTCACTCAGAGCCCGGAACAACTCGGGTGTACGGTTCGTCTCGTAGCCTAGGGACGTTCTGATGCCGAGTTTGGATGCAGCGAGCACGGCGTCCTGGTTCGCCCCGAGATAGACAAACTTCCACGGCTTGAGGTTGACCAGATCCTTGACGTGTGCCGACGTGTAGGTCAAGGATGAATTCTCCTCGCCGTCCGTCAGAACGATAACCATCGCGTCATCGGACAGGTCCATCTTGAGCACCTGTCCCATGGCGTCGAGCAGTGACGTACCACCGCGTGGTACGAACGTGTCCTCTGTCAACACCGGAACATCCTCGATCGGCGTCTTTTCGTAGACAGTCTCAAACTGGTCGTCAAACAGACACAGGGTCATCGTACCGCCAAACTGTTTCTGAGCCTCGATGAACGTGTTGAATCCATCGATAGTATCCTTGCAGCAAGACTCCATAGAACCCGAGCGGTCGAGCAGAAATACACGATCCATCTTGAGAATTGAGAGCACTGTCCTTTTATGTTATGGATTGGTCACATTATCGTGACACGGCTGTACTTTGGAACATGGACATGGTGGTCCATCGCACCAGATTTACCGATGGCGACGTTTTTGACACCCGGAAACGTGCCTTGGTCCGTCAAAAAGAACTGGGTCATGTACGATTTGTTTTACAAGGTGCCTCATACGTTATGGATTTTGATTCTCATCCCCAAAAAATATCGAAAGGTGTACGCGTTTCATGTTCTGTGTGACATTTTGAGTCACACCGGAAAATGGTCCATAGAACCATTGTATCCATTAGACCTGACCATTCACGGTATATGGGACCCAGTTGACTGGGCGTGAGTCCAACGGGCTGTGAGTCCAACGGGCGAAGCCCGTTGTCAATTGCCCTTGACCCTTGAGCTTAAAAATAAAATATAACATTTCTCCAGGAGCGCTCGAGCTTCTTGATGACCACACATTACGTGCTTGATTTGAACGTAGCCCGAGCAGCGTATAAAACCTGGAACTCTCTGTTCCCCAAGGTGACCCCATACTATGCCATCAAGTGCAACCCCGACCCTCTCATCATTCGAGCATTGGCAGAACTTGGATGCGGATTCGACTGTGCCAGCCCCAGAGAGGTTGATGCCGTCCTCCAAGTGGATCCAAACGGACACGAACGAATCATCTACGCCAACCCATGCAAACGACCCGACGACATACAGTACGTTGCACGAAAGGAGATTAAGAGGACGACGTTTGACTCGATTTGCGAAATTGAAAAAATGGCTCAGAACGCTCCGGATATGGAACTGGTTCTTCGGATACGCGCCGACGACCCAACAGCAGTATGCACCCTTGGAAATAAATACGGAGCTGGAGAATCCGATTGGTACACTCTCATCGAACGCGCAAGACATCTGGGTCTTGTACTCACTGGTGTGAGCTTCCACGTCGGATCAGGGGCGCGTTCGACTCGGGCGTACGCGGACGCTATTTATACAGCGGCGCGCGCCATCGACGTGCTCAAAGAGTATGGGTTTGATCCAAAGCTCGTGGATATCGGTGGTGGATTTTCATCCGCCATGGATCTTGAAGAGGCGGCTGAATACATCAATGACGCTCTGAAAGAAACCGGATTGGATCAGTACGAGGTTATTGCTGAACCGGGTCGATTTTTTGCAGAAAATGTAGCGACGCTTTACACACCAGTCATTGGTGTGAAGAATGGTGCTGTAACTATCGACGAGTCACTGTACGGCGCATTCAACTGCATTCTGATGGACCACGCCGAGCCCGAGCCCGAGGTGGATGATTCAGTCGAACTCGAAAACGTCACGCTGTTTGGAAGCACGTGCGACGGTGCAGATATAATTGCCCGAAGCATCGCTTTGCCGTGCGGGCTTAAAGTGGGGGACATGCTGACGTGGAAACGCATGGGAGCGTATACGATGGCGGCGACGACAAACTTCAACGGTATTCCATTTAATCAAAGGCAGATGGTTTACATGAATGTCTAATAGGCGGAGGGGTGCCCGAGTCAACGCCTCCTTCGCCACGCCTCCTTCGGGTCAAGAAGAAACCTCCGGCTCGCCGTCATCTGAAAAGTCGATGATGAACGCATTTGCTGAATCTTCACTCCGCCCCTCTGGAATGTCCGTCTCCCACCCCACAAACACCACCATCAATTGGTTCCCGTGACCGTCTAACCACTTATCCTCCTCCTCGAACAAATTCCACAGGATACACCTCTGTGGGTCATGCTTCGCTTGAATCGTTCCATCCTTGCACACAATGTACGTCTCGCTCCGCACTGGAAAATCTTCGTACTTTGCGCCGTAGTGGGGAGAATTCACGTGAACCATAAGCTCCGCCTTGAACACGAGTCCGGGACGCTTGAGAGTCGTCATTTTGAATTTTTGGGTTTCTTTTTCTGCTTGTCCTGGACAACACGCGTATTTTCTTTTGACTGACGGAGCTCGGTTGCACGTACCGCCTTTTGTGAGTACACAGAAAAATCGCTCTTTTTACGAGCCGAGTTTCGCTTACGATCACGAGCAGAGTCTTCCATTTTTAATTCCTTTCCACCGCAGGTGGAAAGTCCTCGACGGGTCTGGCAAACAAGTCGCGAAGCGACTTGGTCTTTACTTTGAGACGAGTCCATGCTTTATATTTGGATACTTAGAATCTTCCTGGAGACCGAGATAGTACCCAGGCTGCTGAATACCGAAAAACCTGTACACGAACATACCGATGAGAATCCAAGCGAGGAGGAAGATCCCCCACGATTGAGCTCCTTTGAGTTTGAGGGCGTACCCTACGAGTCCTGACCCTGCAAAGGCGAGAAGCCAATTCCACAGCGTCAAGTCGAGTACTTTCATTAAGTTATATCAAGTTTTTTCTCCTTTGCCACGGAGTCGGTCGGGCTTCTTGGACTTTTTACATGCTCTTATTACTCGGACTTTCCGTACATTCTGGACACACCCTGCAGACGAGCCAGGATCATGAGCACGATGACGGACAGGAGGGTCGTGAAGATGGCGCTCAACAGGTAGTAGCTGCCGCCGTTCTTGCTGACGTTCACCAGCTGGGAGATGGTCCAACGGATCACATCCATCCACGCGATGGCGGTCGCGAAGAAGAAACCCGCGGAGACGGAGGGGGCAAAAGTGCCTGCTGCTGTGGATACAATTCCGGACATTTTACTTTATCTGGAGAAAAAAGATTCGAGAACGAATGGTTTTACTTCCAGTGGGTCCATCAGGTGTCCGAAGGACACCATCGCCGCGCAGCGGTCTGGGAGTCCTGAGAATGAAGGTCTTCGCCCTTCGATCATTCAGAGTCAAAAAAGTAGTACCCTGGACCGATGTCGACGTACGGCAATGGATCCTCCTCCTCGTCATCATCCTCGTAATCCTCCTTCTGGAGAATCACAGAGTACTTGACTCTCGGGACCAACTCATCCTCCGACTCTTCCTCATCCTCAAAGAGTTCATACATACTCTTCCATTGCTTTATTGACTGCATTCTTCAACGCATCTTCTGCTGGACTCTCTGGTTCCCATGCTTCCCATGTATCGGCACACTCGTTCATCTTGATTGCGTATTCGTTGTCTGTGCCTTCGTACCTGGTCCACCGATCCTCTTCTTCCTCTTCGTCCTCCTCCTCGTTCTCCTCCTCTTCGTCTGACTCTTCGTCGTAGAGCTCTGGAAACAGGGACCCAATCTGTTTGCCTGTGACTGTCCTGGCAGCGTACATGAGCCCGTAGCACATGTCCTGAGCCACGACACAATCACGCCCGGTCGCCTTGGCGTAGTGAGCAGCGAGAACGACGGACGACTCCATCACGGGTAGAAATATGTCCATTATCGATTTCTCCATTAATCACAAGTACTTGTTAGCCTTTAAGACGAGTACTTAACTATGAAGGTGTCATAAAAACCACTGTTTGTCAAAGTTTCAAACGTACTTCCATCTGCGTTGTAAACTGTGACCGGATTATATTCATAAACCCCTGTGACGTACACATTTCCAGAAATGTCAAATGAAATACCGTATCCAATATCACTAGTTGTACCTCCGATACGCGTCGCCCATTGAGCCATTCCAGACGTGTTATATTTGACTACAAAGACGTCATAAAAACCACTGTTTGTCAACGTTTCAAACGTACTTCCATCTGCGTTATAAATTGTAACCATATTAGAATCATATGCTCCCGTGACGTACGAATTTCCAGAACCGTCAACTGAAATACCGTCCCCAGTGACGTTACCTGAACCAGCAATACGTGTCGCCCATTGAGCTATTCCATATGTATTATACTTGACTATATAGGCATTATTAATTCCAGAATTCAACAAAGTTCCAAATGTACTTCCACCTGCATTGTAAATTGTAACCGGATTAGAACCATAGTACCCCGTGACGTAAGAATTTCCAGCTCTATCAACTGAAATATCATACCCAGGGTCGTTACCTGTACCACCAATATGCGTCGCCCATTGAGCGGTTCCAGACGTGTTATACTTTACTATAAAGGCGTCATAAGAACCACTGTTTGGCAAAATTCCAAACGTACTCGTATCTGCGTTATAAATTGTAAGAATAATAGAATTATAATACCCGGTGACGTACACATTTCCATCTCTATCAACTGAAATACCGTATCCAATATCAATAGTTGAACCAGCAATACGCGTCGCCCATTGAGCTGTTCCAGACGTGTTATATTTGACTACAAAGACGTCAACAGAACCACTGTTTACCAAAGTTCCAAACGTACTTCCATCTGCGTTGTAAATTGTAGCCGGATTAGCACCATAGGTTCCCGTGACGTACACATTTCCAGAATCGTCAACTGAAATACCGTATCCATACTCGATAATTGCATCAGCAATACGCGTCGCCCATTGAGCAGTTCCAGACGTGTTATACTTGACTATAAAGGTGTCACTAAAACCACTGTTTACCAAAGTTCCAAACGTACTTCCATCTGAATTGTAAATTGTAACCGGATTAGAATCATAATACCCCGTGACGTACGAATTTCCAGAATCGTCAACTGAAATACCATACCCAGCGTCGACAGTTGAACCAGCAATACGCGTCGCCCATTGAGCGGTTCCAGCCTTGTTATACTTTACTATATAGACGTCAAAAGAACCACTGTTTACCAAAGTTCCAAATGTAGTTCCATCTGCATTATAAATTGTAGCAGGATTAGGACCATAAATCCCTACGACGTACGAATTTCCAGAACCGTCTACTGAAATTTCGGTCCCAACCTCATCACCTATACCTCCAATACGCGTCGCCCATTGAGCGCTCCCTGCAGTAGGAAGGGTGCTTAACTCTCCAAGTCCAGCTAGTGTAGTACCACCTTCCTGAACTGTATCAAACAGTGACGTTGCCGCACCGTCTGCAATCCGAACGACGTTGTGCGTCACGGCGTAGACCCGAATCTGGCGTGAATATGCACACGATGACAGTTCGAGTGTGTGCATCTGGCGTGTCATTGTGGACATGTTCACGGATCCAGTGGGTTGCGTCGGGTGTTCGGGGTCCAGTGCGAATGTGTACATGTAAAACTGCCGATCAGGTACACGTGTGTGATTCTCAAGCCCCTGAATTGTTCGAAGGAACAGAGGTGTTCCAATCTCGACAGGGATGACGTCGACGCCGTTAAACTGGAGACGCAACGAAACGAGCTGTTCGGCTCCGATGTTCGTATAGTCATAGGCGGCTGATCCGTCCGTCTGGATAACCCAATACAGTTCCTTGACCGGTCGTGTAAACTCAGTCAGGAATGACGACTTTGTGATGTTTGCACCTACTGTAAACTGTAGACTCTGAATCGTATGGGTAAGGTAATCGATCTTTGCTGTTTTGAAATAGTCACGTTCGGCTTTGGTCACGTACACGTAATCGACAAACAGATTGACATTGATAGCTGCTGTCCAATTTAGGGTTGAAAACTCTTGACTGGCTCGAAACTTGACACGAAACACCGGTGCTTTATCGAGTGCACACAGGGGCAAATTGAGCCGAAAAGGCATGCGAATGTAGTACGCCGACAGATTACTCGTCAGACCCTTGCCGACGAGTGTCGTCAGAACCGGTTGCTTCCCAGTCGTGACGGTGAGATCATTCATGAGTTCGAGCGATTCGCCGTAGTGACGCTCGAGGAGGTCATTCTCGTACCGGAGTTCGACAAACTCAATCATGCGCGTGCCTGTCGAATCGTCGACTGAAGCTGCGACGGGCCAATCGACCCGGAGGTACATGTTGCCAAGAGCCACGTCACCCACTTTGGCGATCCATATCGAAATGTCATCGCCAAAGTGAACATCTTTTGGGAATTGAAGGCGTGTCACCTGGTGTGAAAACTGAGCCGGTGGGCCTGTCGAGGAATCCATTCCTCTTCTACTTTACGAGTCGAAAATAAGTCCGCCGATTCCGCCTTGGATGGCGAGAAGATTGAACACTTTAGAGAACACTTGAAGTTTTACATTCGAGGGGGCTGCTGATACCAACGTGACGTCTACGTATTGTTCAGCGACACGCGACATGTTCACGGTTCCAGATGGTGCAAGTCGCTCTGGGTCCCAAGAAACAGAGTACACACAGACATTGCTCGACGATGGCATGCTCGTGTGCGCTTCGAACGCTCGAATGTATCGTGTCATGATTTGATCGTCATCGACGAGGATTTCGTTATTCAGACGGAATACAACATGGTTGATAACGCCTGGAGAATCGACCGTGATCCAAAACTCACGAACCGGTCCACGTACGTCGAGTCGAAAAGACCCTTCTGTTTGCCCCTGGAGAATCGTAAACTCATTGACTATTGTTTGACCGTACAGGTTTTGTGAACGTGGTGGGGCTGGTTCGTCAAAGGTTTCATACTTGATAATCATGCTTGACGCGAGTGTTCCCGCCATTGTCAAAGGATTATACTGAATAAAATCTTGATATGTCGCGTTTGGATCAGGCGAGTCATCGAATTCTACAATGTAAATATATCTTGAACCTACGACAAACCTCATACCTTGTATTGTAAGTCTATATGTCGGATCTGTATTAAGAACATTTGTACGGTGAGTAAGAAGTGATATGTTTGGATGAGAACCATCTGAAGCGTTAATTGTTCCATCTGGGCGAAAGTCAATCCATTCCCAAGAATTTACATCATTAAAAGGTTTTGTTGTATCATATTTGTGCCATGTTGTCACTCTTGAAAAATCAGTAATTGGAAAGATGGCGCTTTGTTCAACAAAGTTTGTGAAAAAATACATATATTTACCATCAAAACCAACAGCTTGACTAAATTCAAAATCATTCGCACGAATTAACGTATCTCCTGTGAAATATTCCCAAGACGATTGTTGAAAAATTGATAGTGTGGTGTCATATCGTGAAAAGGTTCCATTTGAACCACGTACAGAACTTGAACCCATGTATAGGTATCTCCCATCAGATAACATCAAGGAGTTGTACAGTGGATTTGGAGAAAATGTACCAGCGTCTGTAAATAGATATCCGCCGCTAAGTGTATCCCACTGTGCTATGTATGGAGATACTGTTGCAAAATAGATATATCGACCATCGAATACAGGCTTGAAGTAATAATTCGTATTTGTAAGTTGTTGTGCATCAAAAATACCAGGAAAAGCATCTTTCACAGATATCGGGGAGCCTGTGGCGGGACCTGAAGGTAAAAGAATAATTTGATATGAAGCCGATGAGTTAAAATCGCCAGTCGAATCATATTGTAGCCATATTAAATTACTATGAAGATTAATTGCTGGTATATGTGCGGCACCTGTGAGTGTAGCAGTTGCATACGTCAACGTTCCAACGACAGTGACATTTAAACCAACTTGCGTCATTGAAGAAATTACGCTGCTCGATGGAAATATAGTTGGACCGGCAACAGATGTAGTTGACCCATATGTAGCCCAGAATGTTTGTAGAGCTGCTTGGTCAGCTGGAGACAACGGAGCTGTTTTATTGTAAAACCGATATGTAACGGTCCATATTGTTTGCGTTCCATCAACTGTACCGCTCACCAAACTCGTAAACGTTGACCCAATGATATAATAATTTACTGCATATTGCAAGTACACGTAGCGAGCGTCACTGAGTACAGTAATAATTGTGTTATTTGCATCGCCATATGGGATGACTGGAAATACAGAAAAAACACCTACCGTACTCGTCGTCCATGGGGTTGTGCTCGCTGCAAGCACGGTATTTAAATCTGCTCTTTTGAGATACGGACCTGCTGATCTGTATATGGTTCCGCCGTTTACAGTTATAAACGAACCACTGTAAGCACCTCCCGGCGTCCATTTATAAAATGTTCCGGTATCTTCGTTATAAAATCGAAATGAAGAATCAGACTGCAATGGACCCATGATGACGTAGTTTTTCCAGCCGATAACCGACTGTACATTGAAATTATTTATACCATCAGCTGTAATAGCTTGAAGGTTTGATGTTACATACGAAGCTCCATCTAAAAACCCGTTTGTTGTGATTAAATTCGAAGGAAGATTTTCAAATTTTTCATACTCAATGTCGATTCGGACATCCTGATTGTAAAGTGCTTTCATGTTCAGTTTGTCGGTGTTAAATGTCAAACGCGTATAGTATTCTCTCGGTGCATACACTGGTGACGTGTCATTTTTGCCTTCCAGAATCGTAAGACCTGCCTGATTTTCATAGGCGACGCCGAGGTCATCCTCGATGATGAGTCTTTCACTCGTGAGTTTATCAATCGTCTGACCACCGATGAGAAGCGTCGCGCTCTTGACGAGCCTACATGCGACTGAATCGACGTATGAAAACCCGACGTCAGGGGGTGGTGTGAACCCTCGGATCCACCCCGCCTGATAGAGTGTAAATGGAGCTGTAATGACACCATTCACAAATCTGTACGCCTTGAACCCCCCTGTTGTCACAAAATCAAACGACCGTGGATCAAACCCCCAAAAAACACCGCTCATGTCATCTGGGAAATAAATGTAATCGTACACTGTCGATGTGAACACAAACTTGATAAGTGAAGCGTCGTACGCCACGTCTATGTTGGCTGTTCCTACGAAATTTGTCGTCCATGCAATCTGGAACTGTGTGTTAAAGTATCCGACAAAATCCCCGGGCTGGATAGCGACGGTTCCATTTGGGATGTACACGGCACCATACACCTGGTCTGTGTACAAGGGATACACATATCCAGGTCCTAAGGGTTCATATAATGCCGGTAAAGTTGAACGAAGGGTAAATCGTTTCGAAAAGTCACCTTTTGTCGGAAGCCTACAAGTCGATGTATCGCCGTAGTACACTGCAGTCTGGTCAAATGGAACTTCGTACGAATATGCCATAAAGTTTTTTGGTTTCTCGTACTTGACCTCAAAGTAGGTTCTGTTTGGGTGTTCTGACAACCACTGGTCTTCGTGACCATGTCCAGCCAGCAAAATTTGTGATGCTGACATACTACTCTATCACAAGAAAACATTCAGCGCGTGTTTCACGTGCGGAAAAAACCCAGTATACCATTAGGAAATGACCAATTTGCAGCTCAAAAAGTTTGACCCGAGCAAGATTGGCGACGACAAGGTGTGCGTATTCATCGGCAAGCGCGGCACAGGCAAGTCAACGCTCGTCACAGACATCATGTACCACAAGCGACACCTACCCGTCGGTATCGTCATGTCAGGCACCGAAGATGGGAACCACTACTACAAGCAGTTTATCCCCGACCTGTTCATTTATGGCGATTACAAGCGAGACGCCATCGAAAAGGTGCTTGAGCGCCAGAGGCGAATCGTGTCAGGGGGTGGAAAAACAAGCGCCTTTTTGCTTCTGGACGATTGTATGTACGACAAGGCGTTCATGAAAGACACGTGCATCAGGCAATGTTTCATGAACGGGCGTCACTGGAAAATATTCTTTTTGCTGACGATGCAATACTGTATGGACCTGACTCCCGACCTGCGTGCCAACGTCGATTACGTGTTTGTGCTCCGTGAGAATGTGATTCAGAACCGCGAGCGCCTGTACAAGGCGTTCTTCGGCGTCTTTCCGACGTTTGACATGTTTTGTCAGGTGATGAACGCCTGTACAGAAAACTACGAGTGTCTCGTCCTCGACAATACGAGCAAATCGAACAAGATTGAGGATTGTGTCTACTATTACAAGGCACCTATCCGCAAAGGATTCCGGATTGGATCCGAAGCCATGTGGCAGTACCACCAGAACAACTACAACCCACGACACGTCTCAGCACCCCTGATCACGTCTGGAACACCTGCAGGGAGTGCACGACGTCCAGGTGTCACCATCAAAAAGGTCTAAACCCGTCTCCACCGCAGGTGGAGACACTGTCACTGCTTCGCGGCGGACAACCAGAGACACTTCGTGTCTCCCCCTTGGACTGATTGCGCCCCCGTTCCCTAAAAGATTTCACTGGAAACAGTAGAGATGATTATCGAGAATCTCGATTTCAACGGATCGAGCGACATCCTGCAGTACATTCCTCAGGTGGAACCCATGCAGCCTTCGGTCCAGCACCAGAGTTCATTTGGTGTCCCGGATGAACTTCAGCCGGTGTACCAGACGCGCGCGATTGAACAGCGCGAGTTATTTAAACCCGAAATAAAACCTCCTCAAATAGAAATGGATTTCTCTACGGCAATTTCCGACGTTGTTCCAAGTGCTGATTTCGACATGGGTCCATCAATGGGTGGTGGCGGTCCATACAAAAACCCACAGAACAACAGAGTCTCTGGGCTGAGCCTGGACAATGCGTCCGCAGGCCCAGCTCCTTCATCCTCTTCAAAGAACCCATTTGGTCTGACTGACGACCAGTTGAACGCAGCTATCGCAGGCATTGCCGCAGTCGCTGCGTTCTCCAAACCGATTCAGAACAAATTGGCGGATCTTATTCCTAAATTTATGAGCGACACAGGTAACCTGTCAGCGACGGGCATGCTCGCCACCGCATTCATCGCGGCTGTTATTTTTTTCATAATCCACAAATTCGCCAAACCACCACCGAAGAAGTAGAAGAAACAATCTAGTTCGAATACAGCAAGCCTCCCATTCCGTCTTTAATGCGCAGGACGTTATAGTTCATTGCGTAAAAGAAGCGACCGTTGCCGCCAGCCAGTGTGCTCAGTGAGACACCAGCGGGTGCGACGATACGGAACGTATCGATGCGTGAAAAGTTCAGCGTGCCAGTCGGCTGAAGCTTTGACGTGTCCAGACAGTAGGAAATCAGTGCGACGTTGGCAGTCGCGTTGTTGTGGTTGTAGCCGAAAGGCGTGTGGTAGTACTGGGGAACATCGATCCACTGGAACATGGAGCGCGTGTCACCAATGTCCACGCCGTTAATCTGTGTCTTGAACTGGTAGTTGATGGCTGGGACCTGGGTAGCACCAAGAGAGTACGCCGTCGAATAGTTGTTGGACTGGAACGCCAGGAACTTGATGGGGTGAGCCAGAGCCAACTCTTGCATGTTGGTGGTCGCGATGGGGATTCGGTTCATCTGGGTGATCAGCAGGTCCATGGGCGTGTTGGCAAAGTACTCACGCTCCGCCTGGTCCAGGTAGACGAAGTTGGTCCAGGCCTCATACTGGAACGTGGAGTGTGCCGCGGGTGCAGGCAGACCCGTCAGTGTCAGCGTCGTACCCAGGTTCGCGCTCCACGTGATGCGAAGCTCGATGTCGTGGTACTGGAGAGCCACAAGAGGCATCGACACGTTCCAGTCCTTGCAGAAGAAAAACTTGAGCGGCAGGAACCCGTTGGTGGCGTTGTTGAGTCCAGATGTGTTGTTGTTAAGGAAGCGCTGCGAGAAGTTTTGGGCGCCAGTCACTGCCTCGACGCTCGTCATCCAGGTGATATCCTGTGTGTCGACAACCTGACCGCCAATGAGCAGATCGATCTTGTCAATGACGTTGGTCCAGGTGATGCCTGGGATCAGAGCACCAGTCGAATCCTTGGCAATCAGGTACATGTAGTTGATGAGGTCACCCTTCTTCTCCAGACGGATCGTGGAGATGTTGGCAG